GTCTGTGGGTGATCTGGACATAATTATGCCCTCCAAGGCTATGGGACCAGAGATGTTGGCAGGTAGAATCATGTCTGGGAACACTGATGCACTGATGAAGAACTTTCCTGCTGATGGTAGGTACAGCTACGAGGAGGTCGCATCCACATGCCGGTACCTACAGAGCCATCTTCTCAGAGTGGGGGGTCTGGCGCATCGTGGTCCGCTGCATGAACATAATGAGAGCTTCCCAGAGGCAGACCTGTGGGAGCTTGCCTCAGAAACTTACGGCCAGAGTTCAATCGCCCAGTTCGCTGAAATACGCGCAGATCTTGTGCGGCATGTGGACCAGAACCCTCCAGGCCATCCTGACATGTGGAATCCTTGCCTGATCTATAAGGCGAAGGTGCTTGCATACTATAGGATAAGGGACCCGATTACAGATGCGAGGGGGTACAGGATAGACTGGTTTGCACTATCAACTTTTGATGTTGCTGGGGGTGTGAACATCAGCCCCAAGGACGATGTGCCAGTATATCTATGGCCTAGGCAGAGGATGAGGTCCCAGGAAATGGAGCTCGCAGGTATGCTGCCAAGACGTTTGAAACTCACGCTGTATTCCATGCTAGGTACATCTAGAGCAACAGGTGCTGATTACGGTTCTGTGGTCATGGCATGGCAGAAGCTAGCACTGACTGCTGTGGCCTCAACATGGGCGTCAGGTGCCAACTTCATTACCTGCAGGCATCTGTCATCTTGCTTGAGTGCACCGGCCCCCCCCTTCCATAGTATGGCCAAAAAGTTTAAAGGCCCAAAGACAGTCGCGTGTATTGTATACTTCGAGTCTCTTCTAAAGGCTCTTAGGCAGTGGGACGAGAGAGATAAGTATAAGGCGCGATGCGCTATTCTAGACCTCCCGCGTGCATTTTCACAGCTTGAGGCATACTGGCAAGTCTGGGTGCCTACTGATCTTGCTGACGTGGAGAAACATTTCACCGACTGTGTCATAGCGCTGCATTCAGAAGCCACGGATATGGAAGACACGTATCACACGCGTGTAAATGATCTCCAAATGCAGTATGATCTGATCACGAGATCTGTGATCACCTATCAAGACATACGTGAGTCGGTCCGGACATCATGCACGTTAGAGACGGGGGGTAAGTTTGGCTGGTCAGTTTTCGGATCCATGGCATCTGCGTATGCTCTCACGCTTGAAGGCTCACCAAAGAACTTTGATAGGTCCTTCTCAAAGGGCGGGAAGGCGCGAAACCTAGTCTCACACCTTACTGTAAGGCACTCAGGACGTATTAATAGAAGAGGTGAGCTTGAGAAGGGAACTGTGGCCGAAATGATCATTAAGGAAGGCGTGGATGATTACCTCTCTCTGCTGAGGCCAACAGCGCGTTTCTACTATGGTGACCGGCCCTACTTTATGAATCATCCAAAAAATGGTGAACTCAAAGACAGGGAAATATCGATCACCAACCCTGATGCTAGGATTATGCTCAATGATGCAGAGTTCATTTGTGGGGAATATGGGCGCACAACCAAAATAGACATGCTTAAGAGGCCAGACAAAGACGCCTTTTTCTACAAGATAAGTACAGATGCTCTCCTTTCTGGTGGCGTGATCCAGGCATCTGACGCTTCACGGTTCGCTGCCATGATGTCAAACATTGCTGTCGGTATTACATGTAAGACTCTTGCATCCATTGGAGGTAGCGCCCATCTCGCATCATCTGCTGCAGTCTACACACGTCTAGCTTCCCGGAAAATGGTGTTGGACACTAGCGTCCTGCGTGAAATCGATAAGCGGCTTGGTCAGGAAAGAGATGCCAAAGAAATAGCGACTCTGCAAAGAGTCCGTTCGTGGATCAGCAAGATGCCCAAAATAGGGACCCATGGTGCCGACAAACTGGTCTGGTACTGTACAGCAGCACACACAGGCCAGGGCATGTCGCACGTAGGGATGAGCATCGAGCACGGAGGAGCACTGCTCATATCCATAACCGCTGCGAAACATGCCCAGATCATCATCGCAGGGAGGAGGGCACATGTGAATGGCGTGCCATTAGTTACTTCTGATGATTCCACCATTGTGTCTGGGATGGAAAACTGTGAGGAGAACGACATATGTGGCAGACATGAACGCCAGAGAGCGTGTCA